TTTCCTGAAATGATGGCAAAACGACCAATGGTGTGCGTAACAGATACCGATGGCAAGTTGTACCCTCTTGGTGGGAATATGCGATTGAAAGCGTTACAGGAATTGAAATACAAAGAAATTCCAGACAGTTGGGTAATGTTAGCAGATGAATGGAGTGAGGAGAAACGAAAAGAGTTTACAATCAAAGATAACGTTAGTTTCGGCGAATGGGATTGGGACAGGCTGGCAAATGTATGGAACGTTGAAGAGCTTACAGAATGGAGCGTGGATATACCTAATTTTGAAACAGATAATGATATAAAGTTTAGACCAAATTTAGAGCCAACTACAAATTTTAGACCAAATTTAGAGCCAACTACAAACTATTCAGATGTTACAAAAGAACAAATACAAAAAGAAGCTGAAAGGCTTGCTAAACAAATGTTGAGTAGCCGAGAGCTTACAGATGTTATTTGTCCTGAATGCGGGGCAACATTTCAAATAGATTAGGTATGACTAAAAAAGAAGTAGATAAAGCTTTAGAAGATGCAGAATTTAGGGTCGCAAAAACGATGCCTAAAAACCCACACTCTTATACGCTTCGTAAGAATTGGGAGAACGATGATGAATTTGTGAAAGTCGTTCTCCACATGAGAGCGTTCGGAGTAAGGGAAAGATTTTACAAAACGTCTTTTATTTACTATTATGCAAACGGATATAAATATTGGACTATGGGCGCACCTATAAATTTTGGTGCTTATACAGAGGAAGATACAATTTTAATAAACAGGGCAAAAGTATGAACTCGACCCTTGCTGTGGCATGGGATATACAGCCAGAGCGGGCGTAAAAGCGGGTATGACTTTTTACGGTAATGAATTAAACGGGAAAAGATTGCAAAAAACAATAGACTTTCTAAAGAGTAAAAAATAAGATGAACTTAATATACCATGAGAATATATAGAAACAAGAATGTAAAAGATGCTGCTATTGAAAGAATAAACTATTTATTTGATGAGTTTGAAAATGTTGTTGTTGGTTTTTCAGGCGGAAAAGACAGTACAACCGTTTTGAATTTAGCTTTAAAAGTTGCTGAGGAAAAAAATAGATTACCATTATCTGTATTATGGATAGACCAAGAGGCGGAATGGCAAGGAACTGTTGATTATGCAAAAAAAGTATTTCAGGATAAAAGAATAAAACCATACTGGTTTCAAATGCCAATGGTAATCACAAACAATGCAAGTTCATATCATCGTTTTTCGTATTGTTGGAATGAAAAGGAAAAAGATAAATGGATTCATCCGCAGGACGAAATGAGCTTGAAAGAAAATAAATATGGAACAGAAAGATTTCACAATTTATTTGAAAAAATTTTTGCAGTAGAATTTAAAAACCAAAAATCATGTTACCTTGCAGGAGTTCGTACAGAGGAAAGTCCAAAACGATTTGTAGCATTAACAAATGTAGCAGCATATAAATGGATAACGTGGGGAAAGGTTTTAAATAAAAAATACGAGCATTATACATTTTACCCGATTTACGATTGGAGTTATACTGACGTTTGGAAATACATAAATGAAAACGGTATTGAATATAATAAGGTTTACGATGGAATGTATCGACATGGAATTACTGTTCAGAATATGAGAATATCAAACTTACACCACGAAACATCAATACAATCATTGTTATTAGTACAGGAGATAGAGCCTCAAACATGGAATAAAATAGTAGATAGGATTGATGGAGCAAGCTCAATTAAACACATTAAACTAAATTCTTTTACCTGTCCTAAAGAACTACCATATATGTTCGCAGATTGGGAAGAATATGCCTACTATTTGGCAGAAAATATAATACAAGAAGATAAGTATAGAAAACAATTATTTTCAAAAATTGATGCTAAAAAGGGCAGATACATAGGGGACAACATTAAACACAAATTTTGGAAGGTAATAATAAACACTATATTATCATCTGACTTTGACTTTACAAAAATAGCAAACTTTGAAATACAACCTGAAATCTATTGTTACAGGAGATATAGAAAAGGTGATATTGATAAAGATATTTTAAACCCAAAATATATTAAAGTGTTTACAGAAGAAGAAATAAACGATATAAAACAGAAAATATATGGAACAGATAAAGCAATTAATTAAAGATAAATTCAATCAATGTTCTGATAAGGAATTATTGTTAAATGAATTAAAGGAGTTTTTGCATCGTGAAATATCAGAAATAAAACAACCTATTGACTTTGTTCGTTGGATTCCTATTGATAAAGTCCAGCCGAACGATTACAATCCAAATAGCGTTGCAAAAGTTGAAATGGGGCTGCTTTACAAGTCAATAAAACATGATGGTTACACACAACCAATTGTAACCATATATGATGAAACAATAGATAAGTATGTAATAGTTGATGGCTTTCATAGGTATTTTACGGCAAAATCAAATAGTGATATTTTAGAAAGAAACAAAGGATATTTGCCGTGCGTTGTTATTGAAAAAGATATTAACGAAAGAATGGCTGCAACAATAAGACACAATAGGGCAAGAGGCTCGCATTCGGTTGCAGGAATGGGCTCAGTGGTTTTTGAAATGTTACAAAACGGCTGGAGTGATGAGGAAATATGTAATCATTTAGGCATGGAACCAGAAGAAATTTTGAAACTAAAACATATTACAGGGTTTTCAAAACTATTTAAAGATGTAGAGTATAATAAATCGTGGCAGACAAAAAGAATGATTAAAATAAAACAAGAACAAAAGTAAAATTATGATAAAACAAATAAGTAATTAACATCCTATTCTTTTTAGTCATAAAAAAGAATGGCATTGAAATTTAAAAAATTCGAATAAAGGAGGTTGAATTATGAAATACAATAAATCAACTATAAAAAAAATAACTCAAGCCCTGTGCGACGGACAGGGCAGGGTTAGGGCTTGTAAGATTGCTGGTATTCACTATGATACGTTCATGGAGTGGATGCGTAGCAAACCCGAATTTGCCGAAGCGGTTAAAAAAGCGGAGGCTACAGGTAACGATAAGATAAAGGATATATGCCAGCGTCGAATAATCGAGGATAAGAGCTGGCAGTCGGCTGCATGGTGGCTTGAGCGCACCGACCCCGCCAACTATGGGCAACGTAACAATCTGAATATCAACTTTGAAAAGCCGCTGATCGTCGTGGCTGATGAAGAAACTAAGAATTTACTTGAGAAGTTAGATGACAACGGAAGTATTTAAACGGAATCTTGAGGCCTACTTAGCTGGCAATCACTTGATTGTGAATCGAGGCGGGCAAGGTAGCGGTAAGACATACGCTATAATGCAGATGCTTGCAGCTATCTGCTTGAGACAAAAATTGTTTGTTATTGCTTCTTCTTACGCTTACCCGCACCTTAGGGATGGAGCTCAAAAGGATTGGCGTGAAATATTAACAAGATGGAGATTAAACAGTATCGTTCATGAGCTTAAGGGTGAGCGTGCGTGGGTTTTCCCAAATGGCAGTAGGGTGGAGTTTTTCGGTATAGAAGGACAAGAACAAAGAGGATATTCAGTAAGACCTGATATCACGTACATAAACGAAGTAAACAGAAGGATAGAAAGAAGTGTATTCATACCGTTTTACTCGCGGGTTCAACGTTCTATAATAGTTGATTTCAACCCAGCAGCGCCTTTCTGGATACAGGAGATCATGGCGGACGATAAAAAAACAGCTGAAATAGTTAGTACATATTTAGACAATCCTTACTTAGCGATAAAAGAACGAGAATTCTTAGAGAGCCGTGCCAGTATGCCGCTATGGGCTGATTGGTACAAGGTGTACGGTCTCGGCGAGTGGGGAACTATAGAAGGAACGATTTTGCCGAACTGGCGTTTTGGAGAGTTTGATAACAACCTGCCAGCTATTTACGGCCTCGACTTCGGGGTTCGTGACCCAGACGCTTTGGTTAAAGTAGCTATAGACAAGAATGAAAAACGTATCTTTGTTGACGAACTGCTTTACGAAAGTGGGCAGTCGACTGAAATGCTAATAACACGCTTAAATAAGTTAGTGCCGAGTAGGGCGCTCATAGTAGCAGATGCCGCCAGCACACGCACAATCGACGACCTTGCACGTGCAGGGCTGAATATCGTGCCTGCCTACAAAGTCGGCAAGGTAGAAAGTTTAAAGCGCTTACGTGATTTTGAAATAGTTATAACAGAACGAAGCTATCATCTTCAAAAAGAACTTTTGAGCTACGTGTGGCTCGACCGTGCAGGTGAGATCCCCAAAGACGGCGACGATCACCTCATCGACGCTATGCACTACGCAGCCCGCTATCTATTAGAAGGACAAGAAGTTAAATATACAAAAGCCCCAATGAGGGCTAACAAACTATAAAACAATAAGTTATGAAGCCTATAGAAGTCATTAAACG